GTTTGAGGTTGTGAGGGTGTAGGTGCCATGGTTGGTCACGGTGGTGGCGTTGGCGGTTAGGGTGGATGGTGGTTGTTGGGACACGACGGCCAACTTGTTGGAGAAGAGTCCCGCGGAATCCAACATCTCCCCAGTGGTTCGGTCGTAAGTCACCAAGTTCGCGGCCAGATCGGCGACGCGGAGGGTGTCTACGAAGACGTTGGTGTCAAACTTTAGGCGGTCGGGTTGGACGTTCCCCGAAATCTCTAGGGTCCCAGAGGTTGGGTATACGTTCCCACCTAGGATGACGTTGGAGGTTGTTTGGAGCCCCGTGGTGGCATTTTGGAGGATGATGGTGTCCCCAGTTGTATTGTTCTCCCCAGTCACGTGGTTGAGGCCGTAGGATGCGATGACCGCAAAGTTCCCTAGGGTTAGGGTGTTCGCTGAGACGTTACCTTCTATGGTTAGAACATTGGATCCCGTATCGTTGACGTAGAGGTTTGAACCGACACTCAGATTGTGCATGGGCGCGGTGTTTTGGATACCGACGTTGGAGGTTGTCACCAATCCAACATCGTACGTTCCATCTTGAACCAGTTGGATCACGTTGGCGACGACGTTACCTTGACTGACAATTTGGTGGAGGTTCGATGCGATATTGGAGAGGAGGCCACCGTCACCGACAAACCTTGATGCACCGATATTACCATCGATGGTGAGAACATTCGCCCCAGCGTTATCTACGTAGAAATTGGAGCCGACACTTAGATTATGAGCGGGTGAGGTGTTTTGAATACCGACATTGGAACTTGTCACGAGACCCACACCATCATAGCCGGCCGCGGAGTTAAAAATGACAACGTTGGCTACGGTATTCCCTTGATTGACGATGTCACTAAGGGTGGTGGCGATGTTGGAGAGGAGTCCACCATCACCGATAAAGTTTGTGGCCCCCACATTACCCGTAATGTTTAGAACATTCGCACCAGTGTCATCTACGTAGAGATTGGAGCCGATACTGAGATTGTGAGCGGGTGCGGTATTTTGAATACCGACGTTGGAGCTTGTTACGAGACCCACACCGTTGTAACCAGATGCAGAGTTAAACTGGACAACGTTAGCTACGGTATTTCCTTGATCGACGATGTCACTTAGGGTGGTAGCGATGTTGGAGAGGAGTCCACCATCACCGATAAAGTTTGTGGCCCCCACATTACCTGTAATGTTTAGGACGTTCGAGCCCGCGTCACTTATGTGAAGATTGGAACCGACACTCAAGTCAAATGTGGGTGCTGTATTTTTTATACCCACACTTCCAGTGAGGGAAGTATCTATAAAAAGGTTACCGGTACCAACTTCTAGATTACTTGCGATTTCGACTTCTCCCGAAAAGGCTTGAATGTTAGTCGTCACCATATGATATTACCAGATACTTTTTTTTTAGTATGTGAACGTTGCGACGGTGACGCTATCTTCATCTATGGTTGTAACACCTCCGTCTGTTTTGGGTGAGGTATATTCAATAAAAATATGATAGTCACCCTGACCGTCGAGAATGGTTAAGGGTCGCATGGAAACTCGGTTTCCAGTTGTAATGATTGTGGGGTTCCACGGGTTTGTACTTGTTCCACCAAAAATATTTTTAGTACCTATGGCAATGTTAGTTGAGGGTGTGGTACCCGTTTTATGACCACCCCCAACTTCGAGGACTAGGGTACTCACTTCCTCGTCTCCCTCCACGAGTTGTGCTGAAATCTTTGAATAAAAGACGTTCGATGTGTAGTTTACGTTAATGTAGGGTTTATCACCCGACGAAATACTTCCAGAATAACTATACGTCTTCTTTGTGACTTCACCGGTGTTTGTAACGAGACCACTCGTCACGTAGACCACATTTGATACTGTAATATTACTCGTAAATGTTGGATCGAGGAGGCCAGCTTTATCTGTCTCTAGGGTTCCCACCCTCGCTGCATTGGAGGTGAGGTCTGTCTCTAGGACCCCCACCCTTGCGGCGTTAGAGGTGAGGTCGGTCTCTATAACCCCAACCCTAGCGGCATTTGAAGTTAAATCGGTTTCAAGAGAAGAAACATCGGTCTCTAGGACGCCAACCCTTGCGGCGTTGGAGGTGAGGTCGGTCTCGAGGACCCCCACCCTTGCGGCGTTGGAGGCGAGGTCTGTCTCTAGGACCCCCACCCTAGTGGCGTTGGAGGTGAGGTCGGTCTCTAGGACCCCCACCCTAGTGGCGTTGGAGGTGAGGTCGGTCTCGAGGACCCCCACCCTCGCGGCATTGGAGGCAAGGTCAGTCACTAGGACCCCCACCCTAGCGGCGTTGGAGGTGAGGTCGGTCTCTAGTACCCCCACCCTAGCGGCATTGGAGGCCAGGTCGGTTTCTAGGACACCAATTCTAGAGACGTTACTTGTAAAATCGGAGAGTAGTGCGAGACCTGTTAGGGTGGTACCATCACCATAGTAGCTTCCCGTTGACACCGTTAAACTATTTTGGACTTGGAGATTCCCCAATATTTCAACGGTAATTAAGTTTGAATCATCAAAAATGTGATTATCTGTAACTGTATTTTGGGTGTATCCAATCGTAAACGTGTGATCATGTGGGTCACCGGATCCGACAGATTCTCCATGATGAATGAGTGCTACATTCTTGCCTGGATGTTGCATAATGATACCGATATCCAAATCATGGGATGTATTATTATTTGCGATTCCAAGTACCCTATCATTTATGACAAGTGAATTTGATTCGACTGTATAGGAATTACCTGTCACGAGTACATTTCCTAAAACTTCAAGATCTGAAGAGATTACGATGGCACCACCAGTTTTACTAATCAAAGAATCTTCTAAAAAATTTCCGGTACCCACAATTGGGAACTTATTTTGGGTGAGACCTGCCACGGATATGTTCGAACCGACTTCCAAGTTTGCGGTGGTCACGAGGCCGGTGGTGGCATTTGTAAATTGAATTGTATTTGAGGTGGTGTTCCCAGTGTCAGTGACCTGTTGGAGGGTTTGGAGTTGGGTCAATAAATTAGCGGGTTCAATCTTTTTGAGATCATTGTTTTGGTCGTTGACATACACGTAGTTGATGTCCGACTCATCGAGGACGATGGGGGCGTTAGGAATATCGTTGGCACGACCGATACCTGTGACGAAGACACCACCATTATGCGCATGTATCTTTGACACGATACCGACATTTTGAATGAGATCGTTGTTATACGGTTTCACATTCGAGAGACCACCAGGGACTGTGTTACTGACGTAGACCGTTTCACCTGCTAAGAACGTGTTCGTCGCGACACTGAGTGCTTTACCGTAAGCGACCGCTGTACCTGTTTGACCAGGTGTCAATAGTTGATTTGAGATACCAATACAGGGCATGGTAGCAGGACTATTCGATTGTGCGAGACCTACATTAATAATATTTGAGTTATGTGTACCCCTAACATAGACGGTATCACCCGCTCCGATGTTCACACCACTGAGATCGTTTCGAATCTTGATATACGTGTGTATAGGATATTCATTCACCCAATCTGTCCCGTCATACACAAGTAATTGGTCGACAACTGGTGCGTTTAAGTTTACATCATAGAGTTGGTCGACTTTTACTTCGACATTTGAGGTGAGGTCGGTGGTGAAGGCTGTGTGTGCATTGGTGAATTGGAGGGTATTGGATGTCGTGTTTCCATTATCAGATACACCTTGGAGTGTGGTGACTATCCCAGTGAGTTGGCTACCATCCCCCAAGAAGGTTGTGGCCGTTACATTACCACCCGCGACGATGTTGCTCACCGTGACTAGACCGGTGGCGGTATTATTGAATTCAATTGTGTTTGTGGTGGTATTTCCATTATCTGAGACATCTTGGAGGGCTGTGACGAGACCGGTAAGTTGACTACCATCCCCCAAGAAGGTTGTCGCGGTTACGTTGCCACCTGCGACGATGTTGCTCACCGTGACCAGACCAGTGGCGGTATTATTGAATTCAATTGTGTTTGTGGTGGTATTTCCATTATCTGATACATCTTGGAGGGCTGTAACGAGGCCGGTCAGTTTGCTACCATCACCATAGTACGAGGTCGCTGAGACGTTCCCATTAACTATGAGAACGTTGGAGCCATCTATGTCTACGAAGAGGTTGGACCCCACACTCAGGTCATAGGTTGATGCGGCATTTGCGATGCCCACAGTCCCTGTAAAAATGGGTCCATCCTTTGGGGCTTTTATTGTCTCGAGGGTCCCAACGCGGGCGGCGTTTGAGGTGAGGTCTACTTCTAGGACCCCCACCCTAGAGGCGTTGGATGTGAGATCCACCTCCAAAGTGCCAACCCTAGCGGCATTAGAGGCGAGGTCTGTTTCTAGGACCCCCACCCTAGCGGCATTGGAGGTGAGGTCTGTTTCTAGGACCCCCACCCGGGCCGCATTTGAGGCCAAGTTGGTCTCGAGGGTTCCAACCCGGGCCGCATTCGAGGTGAGGTCTACTTCTAGGACCCCCACCCTAGAGGCGTTTGATGCGAGGTCTGTTTCTAAAACACTTACACGGGTGGTTGTGGTCACGAGGTCATTGTTGATGGTGACTATGTTAGCTTCGGCACCCGCTAATCCGGTCTCCAAGGTCCCGACCCTAGATGCGTTGGAGGCCAGGTCTACCTCCAAGGTCCCGACCCTAGATGCATTAGATGCCAGGTCGGTCTCTAGGACCCCCACCCTAGAGGCGTTTGATGTGAGATCCACCTCCAAAGTGCCAACCCTAGCGGCATTAGAGGCGAGGTCTGTTTCTAGGACCCCTACCCTAGAGGCGTTTGAGGTGAGGTCCACCTCCAAAGTGCCAACCCTAGAGGCATTGGAGGCGAGGTCGGTCTCTAAAACTTGGATCCGAGAAACATTGCTATCGAAGTTTGACAGGAGTGCGACCCCAGTGAGTGTTGTACCATCTCCATAATACGCGGTGGCCTCAACATTCCCGGTGACGACGAGAATATTTGACCCCACGTCATCCACAAAGAGGTTTGACCCCACGTCTAGGGTGTGTATGGGGGAGGTATTGACGATACCCACATTGGCTTCGGTGTAGAGTCTACCGTACACATGAACATTGACATCTTCAGAGGTGAGGGGGGTGAGGGTTTTCCCATTGGCACTACTTTGGGTATAGGCGAGGATGATTTCATCGGTGGATTCGACGAACCCGATGGTGACATTTGATTCTGGTCGGGTTAGGACGAGACCCAGGTCCAGTGTTGTGTCAAATAGGGTGTTGTCCTTCCCCAACTCTATGATTCCATCTCGAACCTTGAAGTTTTCACTATGAAACGAGGTCACCACCCCTTCCACGAGGACGTTACCATCTACGACGAGGTCTTGGGTGATGTGGGTGTTACCCGAGACGACGAGGACATTTGACCCCACATCATCCACGTAAAGGTTTGACCCCACATCTAAGGTGTGTACGGGTGATCCATTTGCTACACCAACATTTGAGAGGGTGGTCACACTCGTTTCGGGATTATTGAAGGATACGGTATTTGCGGTCACATTACCATTCAGTGTGGCATTTTGGAGACTAAAATCAAAAATATCTTCAGCCACGGCACCCGAATCTGTGATTTCTTTGGTGATTTGATTAAATGTCAGAACTGTGATATTTCTATCTGAGACATCCTCCCGTAACCGCATGGGTGTCATATAGATGGCATTTGAGGTATTTGCTTCTAGGAACTCGTCACTGGCATTAAAGACGATGGTATTATCTGCCTGTTCCTGTCTACAATTTTTACCGAAGCGGATTCTCGTAGACCTCTCCACTGTCGGTAAGTTCTTTACCATTTATATAACACTTGATTTTATTTACACGAATAATTAGTTTGCATACAAGAGACCAGCCATACCATTTTGTATACGTAATATGTTGTAGTTGACTGCGTATATGGGGTCCATTATGTCTAGGGATTCGCTCATAATCTTGGCTGAGTTGAGGCGGCTAAAATTGAGGGTCCCCGTGGGCTGATAGGAGCTGGTCATGAGGCAGAAGCAGTACAAGAAAAAATCGGGTGAGGTCACGAAGTTGGTGTGGTAGTAGTTCATGACGTCTATAAAGTGTGGTTGACTCCACCTATAGTTACCAACATCTAGACCATTTATGGTGAGTTTAATTCTATTCGATGGTGAAGTTAGGGAGCTTATAACGGATGTATTTGATGATGCGATGTACTTCACGGGGTGATTGAATGTGAGTTCTTGGATCCGGTTTTGGGATGGAATATTCTTTTGAACTTGGGTGATGAGAATATCGTGGGTCTTTGTGGAAATTTGTGCACGTTCTTTGGTATCTAGGTAGTAATAGTTTGCAAAGCATTCTATGTTATAGGCGGACGCGTTTGGTCCCCAATAGATACGCAACTCTACATTATGATAGTTTAGGGCCACAAGGGGAATTGCGGATTGTGCACTCTCACAAAAGAAGAAGCGGAGTGGGTAGAAGTAGGAGGATGAGCTCGTACCGGGGTGTGGTCCCATGGCACTCTTAGAGACATTCTGGGCGAACGTATCTATGGCAATTTTCTCACTGAAAATCGAATCTTGGGAATCTACAACGGAGCCACCGATGAGGAGTTCGACTTTGTCTACCAGGGTTCTCCAATCATCTATAGATTGGGCTTGACTCGAATCATCTGCGGCGAAGTACACGTACCCGAGGAGATCCCCGGAGCGTTCAAAATTAACACTGGACATTGAATTACTTTTCACTGCTCCAAGAATTGTTTGTTTTTCGATGGACTGTGAAAAGTTAGCATGTCTTTTGAAGTGTGAACTAAAGAAGGATATTTCAGGATTACCCATGATATATTCATCCTGGGCACCTATAGCGATCAATTGAACAACACCAGCGGACATGGTATACTACTCTATGGGGAGAAAATTACAGGTTGGGTTTCCTACACACGAAACGGAGGACTAAAAAATTATCTTCAACTGGATTTGGTGGTTCAATGAGAACACCATCTTGATTTCTAATAGTAATTGTTAAACGACCGATGGTTCGAATTGGATTTATATACTGTGTGGCGATTGGGTAATCATCTCTGAAACTGATGAGTCCACTGTCATCCGCTGTAACAATACTAGCGAAGGAGTTTCGTACCACGCTCATAGTGGCTTGACCGGTGAGAACGTTTGACGCTCGGTCCGAAAAAATAGAGTCCAGTTCTTCAATCGAAACATAACAGTGACCTGTCCCATTGATGGGTGCAACTGTATTAATTCTCGCAGCCAAAAGCCTGGCCTGAACAACGTTGTGGAGGGGTTGGTTCAAAAAACATGTAAAAGTATTCGCCGCCGTTTGACCAATGGTATCAACTGTAATTGTATGATATTCGTAGTTGAGGTCGGGGATCATCTCAGTTGGCGATGTGATGAGGGCCATTTATATTTAGCTTAGATTAAAGATCCGCCAATTCCATCCTCGATCGCATACCCAGCGTGTTCACCAACAAGTTTTTGGGCGCCACAGAGTCCACCGGGTGTGAGACTCTTGGTGTAGGGGCTGTCTTCCTTACCCGACCCTGGGACGCAATCCATACGATTCTCGAGATCGAAAAGAGATTTATCATTCACAACCTTGATTGTGATTGGCTTGGGCTGGTAACGACTTTTGTTCATCAGACCAAAAATCACGACGATATAAAATAAAATCACGATGGTGATGAGGAACTTTCGGTCAGTCTTATTGAACTGGAACATTTATAATGTATCAACATTTTTTATAAACTGCGTTAAAGGTAATTTTTTTAGTTTCTACATAAAGAGTAGATGGATGAAGAAATAATCATCGACCGTGGACAGCCCAATATCATGAAATTAGATGCTGATGAACAGGCCCTGATGGATGAGATTGAGATTTCCATCCCCCGTCCCCAGCCTGTACCTAGGCCCGCTCCACATAGACCCCAAAGACCCATGCACCAAGAACAAGATACGATGGATGCCTTTGTAAACCCCAACAAGCAAACGGCCCCACGGCAACCTATACAGGAAGAAGAGATTGATTACGGTGAGGAACTATATGATGATGATGCCGATGAACCCCGAATGGGGGGTGGTGGACCGGGTTTCCAGGAAGATCAACCTTCTAAGGGGTACACCTCTATCGATGAAGAGAAGTCTGACCTTATCAACAAGTTGGCGCGCCTTGAGAAGAAGGGATTCTCAGTGAACAAGCGTCTAAATGCATATTCAAGTGTGGATGAGTTGAGGGCCGAAGTTAAGAGGATTACCTACAGTATTGACGTTGAGCAGTCAATCAGATTCTCTCGAAGGATGCTTATCGCCTGTGTCACGGGTTTAGAGTTCCTCAACAAGAGGTACAATCCCTTCGAGATCCAGTTGGAGGGGTGGTCTGAGTCTGTGATGGAGAATGTTGACGACTATGACGGCGTATTTGAGGAACTCTACGTCAAGTATCGTTCCAAGATTAGTGTTGCTCCAGAGGTGAAGCTCATCATGATGTTGGGTGGTTCGGCGATGATGTTCCACCTGACAAACTCTATGTTCAAGTCGGTGATGCCCAACATGAACGATGTGATGAAGCAGAATCCAGACTTGGTCAAGAATATGATGGCAGCGGTTCAAAACACGACGAGGTCTCCTGATGGTCCAGCGACGGAGGCTCCGGTTGGCGGGACGGGTAATTACGAGATGCAGGGCCCCGGTCTGGACATTTCCAGTTTGATGGGTGGTATTATGATGCCACCTCCACCCCCTATGAACACCACACCACCCACGATCCAAGAGGAGGAAGAAGATGTGTCTGATATCGTATCGGTCTCTGGTGAGTCCACTGGTGGTGAAATTAAGGAGGTCAACGTCGAGGGTTCCAAGCCAAAGAGGACCAGACGAAAAAAGAAGACAGAAATTAATCTCTAAATACTATATAAATGATAGCGTATTGTCCGCTGGAGGAACTTGAACCTCCCGTCCGACAACAACCGAAAGTTGTCGAAGAACCAGAGGAGGTCCCCCCTCCAGTTGGTTACGAAGAAACTGAAATGAATTACGTCATCATGGGCTTCATTGTCGGCGTGATTGTTCTCGCCGTCTCTGATTCCATCAGGGCGTAAATGTAATAAATCTACCGAGGGGTTTTCCCCTGAAGTAAATTTAGTATGTGAATGTTGCGTGTGTAAGGGTCCCACTCTTTATGGATACCAGCTTACCACTGGTCGATGATATGAGTTCCACAAAGATGTCAAATTTATATTTACGGGGGGTCCCCAAATTGGTCAAAAAGAGGGGTTGAATTGTGATTGAATTTCCAGTAGTAGTTACTGAAGAACTCCATGGATAGGCGGTTCCCACGTTTCCAAAAATGTTCTTTGTACCGATTGTTATATCTGTCCCAGGTGTTGTCTCGTCACTCGTGCCGCCATTTATTTCAAGAATTAGGGTGCTCATGTTGTCTTTGTCTTCATCATACTCCCTCAAAGAGGCTACAATCTTCGCATAGAATGCACCATTTCCAAAGGTTAGAGTCTTCGTATTATTCCCACTTGGGGAACTCTGTACTATTACATTTGAGTACCTCTTACAGGCCACCTGTTGAGAGTTGGTGATTACACCTCCACCAACGTGAAGGTCGGTCTGTGCGGCAGAGCCCCCCAAACCGATAGCGACCTGTTCACCGAGATCGATAATACCCTTGATAACGAGATCCCCAGAGACCTCGACGCTACTTTCTAAGAACAACTCACCAGATTGGGGGGTGATGTACACATTACCCGAAATATCACCGTGTATGTCCGATGTCCCCGCGGTTGTTTTAAGTTGAATGACGGCGTTGCTTGAGGAATGTTCAACTCGTGCCGTACCATCGTAGACGTGGAACTTTTCGGTTGGTGCCGAAGTCCCCACACCCACGTTACTGGTATGTATGACGTGGAGGCCATCACTTTCGGCGCCATTGTTTACACCACCCAAGACTGTACCATGTATACTTCCAGAACTGAAGCCCCTTAGGTACCCACCATAGTTGGCGTTTGTATTGAGGAGGATACCAGTCTTTGTATTGGTCCCAGGGCTCTCAAGTTTGAGAACATCGATATCTGTCGTGACCCCCGAGTATATGTGTACATTTGTGGAGGGTGAGTTTGTGCCGAAACCTATGAGGCCCTCGTGTGTGAAGCGTAAAAACTCTGCCGCGGTTCCACCGGTTCTATTACGGAAGGTCAGGTCGGTATCTTCTACTGTCTCTATGATACCACGGGATGGTGTTGTACTCGTGGAGAATATATCCATCGAACCTGTGATGATTTTCTGATCCTGGGGAAACTCGAAACCACCGTTGATGAAGAGCTTCGAGTTTCCACCTGGGTCGGTGGAGGTACCGATGAGCACACGATCTTCATTGATGGTCAAAAGGCTGGACACACCCGTGCCATTCGTAATGGCGTCTTCAACTTCAGACTGACTTAAACCAGCTGAATCATATGTCTGGAACTCGTGCAATGGAGCGATAGTTCTAATTCTATCTGGGCCACCGGCACCCGTAGTTTCATTACCTTTGAAAATTACAAGTTCAGATTTACCATCGATATTATATTGTCTCTCCCGAATGAATGTATTTGAAAATTGATCTGTATCGACACCACCAAATGTAAGTTGATGTCCCAAAACGATATTTCCATCTACTTCAAGTTTACCACGGGGTACATCTGTACCTATACCAACATCACGGGTGGTACCATCTATATACAAACCCACATTTGTGGAATCTGAAACATCATCTTCATTCCTCGTAATTCTAAAATCGCGCACCCCCGTTACACCGACGGTCCACCCTCGTGGATTACTATCTTGGTTTGATTGAATGAAAGACGCGAAGGAGTTGCCCGTTATAAGGTCGGTTTGTGCGGCTATAATCGCATCACCGTACCCAGTTCCATGCTGGTTATGAACGAGTATACCATTCTCCCTCGCATTTCCAATGCCCGTCCCTATAACTTCAAGGTGTGCACCGGGGGTGGTTGAACCTATACCCACCCGCCCATCACTTCGGAGGGTGAGGATGTCCTTCTCATCTGTGTAACTTTCATCTGTGAGGTAAATGTCTAATTTTGTTTTGGATTTTAGTGAAGTGTCATCGAACTTCCCAATCTTGAAAGTTGCTCTCACACCATCATAGGTTCCACCCGCCCCCTCCCTCGTCAGGTGCATCACGTTTCCGAGATCGGTGACGCCTTGAATGGGTGAGGTATTCGTTACAACTAGGGGTGTCCCTAGGTGGCTGTATCCATTTGAATTGGTGACGGGATTATTAAAAAACACTGTACCACCAGAGGTGTGGAGGAGACCTTGGGGGGTGGCCGTCCCCACCCCAACATTACTGGATTCGAGAATGGTCAATTTTGGTGAACCCATCGTGGATGTCGTGCTCGCATAGAAGTTGAGACCCTTCCCCGAACCGACGACGCTTTCCACCTTTGTTTGTTTTAGTGTAGGGTCGGCATAAGATTTCATATAGGTTTGGACATTTCCGTAGATGGCTGCGTTACTTCCATTAATTTTGAGGTTCCCTCCAATGGTGAGAGCCTCTGAGGGTGCAGTGTTTGCGATACCCATCTTACCATCTGCCGCGATACGCACCCGCTCGGTATTTTTAGTTTTGAAGGATATCCTTTGGTGTTCGGGTGTCAATTTAGCACCCGAAATATCTATGGAGGATATGTTAGAGCCTAGGGGGCCCGCGCGGATAGATGCAACATTTGAGTTTGTATCTTCACCGTCAAAATCGGCGTGAATGACGATATTTTCAGAGGCTGTTATACCAGTCGCACCCTCCATGAAGGACAGGTCTGTAACCTGAATCGACTGGGTAATGAGACGACCGGTGACCAGGTTACCCTCTACGGTCATGGTATTGGCACTCGACGCGTGAACATTTACAAAGAGTTTGTCACCGATAGACAAACTGTCTGTTGGTGCGGTGTTTGCAATACCGGATGGTAGTGAACCAGTGGTTTGGATACCGTGGGCTTGAATATTTGAGTTTACGAGCATGGGTACATCCGCATCGGCGTCGAGGGTGATTAGATTACCAACCGTTAAACCATTGTCACCGATTCTCAAACCCTCAAAGTATCCATACCCATTGGCGTGGAGTAGGTTGGATGCTCCAGCTGTATCATTTATATAGAGGTTTGAACCCACTGAGAGTGAGAAATCTGGTGAAGTATTGGCTATACCAAAGTTATTTTGTGTATACAGTTCACCGTGTACGTAGAGGTTTAGAGTGTTTGAAGTATCAAATGTAAATGTCTGTGTTTCGGGTCCACCGAATGTCCTCGACAAATTGAAATTCTTATCGGAGTGGGTGTAGCCGACAAAGAGGTTTGCTTCATTTGGTTGGTCCACCATGAGTAAAGCTGTGTCGTAGGTTCCATTGTTCCCCGTACCCATTTGAATAACGGCATTAGAAACGACCAGATTATTGACACTCGTATAATCGGGAGCTTCTGTGATTGCCAAGTTTCCAAGGAACTCAACATCCCCAAAAACTTTGAGCATCCCACCTTGAATAACTACGTTACCATTTTCAAAAACGGCTACATTGGAATCGGTATTTGGATCAACTTCGGTTCCCACCACAAGTTGTGTTCCGACGGTGACGTTTGTTGAAAATGTATTACCACCTATATGGAGTACGTTAGAGTCTGAAGAATCCGCCACCAAATTTTCACCTACCCGAAATGTGCTAGATGTTTTAAGATTGGTTGAAAGTGTGTTCCCCGTAATGATAAATAAATTTTCAGTTCCATCGTTCGTATCGACGACAACCTTATCAGCCCCTGCTTTTTGGATTTCAAACGTTCTCGTTGGATTGAGGGTTCCGACCCCCATTTTATCATTGACGACAACACGTTCTGTGCGTATACTTTTATTGACATCCAACACAATCTCCTGACCAGCATTCATAAATAAATCTGCACCAACTGAGAAACTCTTGGTTGGATTTGAATTTGAAATACCGATACGACTTACAACAACTTCATCGGCTTCAATTTCACCTGTAATAATTGCTGAAGCAG